GACAACATTTCTTTGCGAAGAAAACCGCGCTTTGATCTAGTCGCCTCCACGGCTAGTGAGAACGGAAGGCCCCGCTGGATTCGTCTGGCGGGGCTTTTTGTTGCGCTGTTGCGCAACGGCAAAAGTGTAGTATGTTCCGGCCATGGTGCGGATTCAAATGACGCGGGGTTTTGTTGCGCTGGTCGATGAAATCGACGCAGACCTAGCCGCGCATAATTGGTTTAGCAGCAGTTGCGGAAATGCTGTGTATGCGGCTCGAATGACCGTTCGAGATGGCCGGAGAGGATCGCTTCACATGCACCGCGTCATCGCGGAGCGGATGGGCTTGGACCTGCGCGGAAAAATCGTCGATCACATAAACGGCAATAGCTTGGATAACGGTCGGTCAAACCTTCGGCTTGCGTCTAAGGCGGTCAACTCCAGAAATACGCGCCTGCCGTCAACTAATACGTCCGGCTATAAGGGTGTGTCATTTTACCGAAAAACAGGAAAGTGGCGCGCGTACATAAAGCACAACGACAAGACGTACTGGCTTGGCATGTTTGTTGACAAAGAGGACGCAAATCGCGCCCGCCTTCAAAAAGAAAGAGAGCTTTGGGGTGTCGAATACCAGAGACGAGAAGCCCATGAACGTAGTTAGCGTTCGGGTAGGAAATAAATACGGACCAGAATATGTTATGCGACTGCATGACGGGATAGCACGGCATTACATGGGCGAAATGCGCCATTGGTGCCTGACGGACGACCCTGACAGCCTTCCTGAAGGCATTACGGCCATCCCGCATAATCCCGATCTGCCGGGTTGGTGGGCTAAGGTCTTTCTGTTCTCCCACGTCATGCCTTGGGAGCAGGGCGCCGAGGTTCTGTATATGGACCTCGACGTGTGCGTGACCGGCAGGCTTGAGGAACTGCAACACGGCATCATCAAGGACTGGCACTGGCCTTGCTACAACTCGTCTGTGATGCGCTGGCGTCATGGCGAACACGCGGACATCTGGGACCGTTTCACGCCAGACGTAATCGACCGCCCTACGGAAAGCCTCAAAGGCCTTCTCCCTGCCGGTCAGGTCAATGGTGGTGACCAAGAGTGGATTAGCCAAGTCAGCGCATGGGATACGTTCCCGGCTGATATGTTCGTTTCTTATCGCAACGCTGTGTCATGGCCACCTGAGACGGCTAAGGCGGTGATATTCCACGGTGACCCCAAGCCGCATGAAGTGACCGAGGGCTGGGTGCCTGGTGTCTGGAAGGTCGGCGGCTTCACGGCCATGCCAGAGCTAAAGGGCATGAACGTCACGCACGACTTTGCCTATGCCAATGTGCGGGCAAACGTGCAGCGGGATTTGCCGTGGTTCTCTGGCTTTGGCGACCAAGACAAGGCTTGCGTCATTGTCGGTGGCGGTCCCTCGCTTTCGGACAGTGTGCAATCCATCAAGGACCATCGCAGACGCGGGGCCAAGATTATCAGCGTCAACAATGCGATGCGGTATCTGATCAAGCACGGCCTAACGCCAGACGGTCACGTCATGCTGGATGCTCGGGAAGAAAATCTGCACATGGTCGAGGATGCGCCAATGTCCGTGCGCTATTTCCTCGCTTCACAGGTTCATCCGTGCGTGTTTGATGCGCTTTCGGGGCATGATGTTGTTCTGTGGCACAATGCGATGGGTTCCGGTGAAGAACTTATGGACATTATCAAACCGTGGTTTGACGAAGGCCCAGACCAAAAGCCGTGCGTTCTGGTGCCTGGTGGTGGGACTGTAGGCTTGCGGGCTATCAACCTAGCGTGGCTGTCGGGGTATAAGAAAATCCACCTTTATGGTTTTGACAGTTCGTATGCCGAGGGCGCTCACCATGCCTATTCGCAAAGCCTGAACGACGGCGAGGCGACAATGGATGTTGTGCTGGGTGATAAGACCTACACTTGCGCTCGCTGGATGATCAGGCAGGCAATGGAATGGCAACAGCAGTTTTTATACTTGCGTGACCGAGGCGTTAAGGTGGTGGCGCATGGTCGCGGGTTGGTTCCAGATATGGGGAGGTTACTCGCATGACCCTCGTTATTGGTCTTCTCGCCGTTTGGCTTTTGTGGCTGCTAGTCGTCGGCATCTTTGTGAACACGCGCCGATGAGCAGTCAGTATCACGAACGCAACGACAACGACCGGCGCAAGGCGTGGGCAACGCTCAAATGGTATCCTGAGCGGCTGACGGATGCCGACCGGGCGCTTTTGCTTTTGGATGAGCCGGATTTTTATCATCCGGTGGATGCTCAACAGCACCTGTATGATGAGAAGGGTTTTGCAAAATGAAGCTAATCGACGGCCTTTGGTGGCCTGATTTTGACGTTCGATGCCGTGCGGTCGTGATTCACGAATGCGCCGCCGCCATGCCGCTTGTTCTGCCGTTGGTGGCTGAAAAGCGGGTCTGTGTTCAAGCCGGTGGCAATGTCGGGGTGTATCCGCTCGCGCTGTCAAAGGTCTTTGGCGAGGTCATCACGTTTGAACCGGATGAAGACAATTTCGAATGTCTGCACAAGAACGTCGCCCATGACCAAGCCCGTGTGTATTTTGGGGCGCTAGGGGCGGAACCTGGCTGGTGTGCGGTCCAGCGCATCGACACGGACAACTGCGGTTCGCACAAGACGTTGCCGGGAACGGTTGTCCCTGTTCAGACAATCGACAGCCTGAACCTCGACCAGTGCGATTTGATCTGGCTGGACATTGAAGGTGCGGAGGCTGACGCCATTAAGGGCGCACTAGCGACAATCGAGAAGTTTTCGCCTATCATAGTCCTCGAAGAAAAGGGACTTGGCCCGAAAGCCGATCTGCCGGGCTATTCGAGCGTGATGCGGATTGGAAATGACACTGTGTATCGGAGGACATAGATGGATTATGTAGCGCCAGACGGACGGGACCGGATTATCCCGCGTTTCCATATCAAGCCGGTTCGGAACAACTTTCTCTCCGAAAAGGAAGGCCGCGAGGTCTGGGCTGACGTTGAGTATGTGGAACTCATCGTGCCGGGCGATAACAAGAACATCGTCGATGTGGCCGTGAAGGACGAACACCGCGAACGCTGGCCCACCAAATACGCTGCATTTAAGGCCAACATGGAAGCCCCTGAAAGCGGAACACCGCTAGAGGAATGGGCAGGCGTAGGCCGCAGTCAGGTCATTGAGCTTAACAGCGTCCATATCCGCACCGTAGAGGCTCTGGCGGGCCTGTCTGATGCCCAGCTTGCCAAATGTGTCCCGATGGGTGGCCAAGCCCTTCGCGCTAAGGCGCAGCGGTTTATTGAGCAGACCGAGGCTGAGAAGCCGCTTGCGGAACTGACCCAGCGCATCCGTGAGCTTGAGGAAAAATTGGCACTGGCTCTGGAAGCCAAAATTGAGAAGGAAGCGGCATGAGCAGCCTAGAACGTGACGTGATGTATAAGCCAGGTGCGACCTTCTTTAAGGAAGGCAAGTTCCTGATGTTCCGCTTTCAAGCCGATTCGTCGTCGGTCATTGGCCCGCGTGTAGCGACTGATGCTGACAAGGCGGCGCATGGCGCTGAGTATGATATGTATCTCAAGACGGCGTTTAATAATGCGCCTGTGGAGGCATTCGATCACGACGGGGTGGATGGTCCCGGCGGTTCAGTTCGGCCCGTGAGTGACGAGCAAAAGCCCGTTGCAGCGGATTGTGAAACCATCCCCGCACCTAAGAAGCGCGGGCGCCCTACAAAGGCCTAACCAATGGCGATGAACCTTCTTCAGATTGTCCAAAGGGCCTGCCGCCTTTTGTCCATTCCCGTCCCTACGGAAGTCGTCAACTCGACTGACGCACAGGTCCAGCAACTCTACGCGCTGGCCAATGAAGAAGGCGACGAGCTGTCAGGCACCTATGATTGGCAGGTGATGCGGCGTCAGCACCTGTTCAATACGGTGGCAAGCGCGGTCCAATCGAGCGCAATCCCGTCTGACCTCGACCATTTCATTGCCAACTCGTTCTTCAACAGAACGACGATGCGCTACATTTACGGCCCGATTACCCCGCAAGAGTGGCAGGCTATCCAAGCGCAGCCGCAACTGAACAGGGTGTTTCTGGCGTTTATCGAGCGGGATGGTCAGTTTCTGGTCACTCCGACGCCGGATGTGGGGCAGACCATTGCGTATGAATACATCACGACGAACTGGGCCAAATCGGCTGCGGGTTCGGCGCAATCTTCTTTCCTCGCTGACACTGACCTGACCTATCTGGATGACAAGCTGTTTCCGCTTGGCCTTCGTTGGCGCTTTCTGAAGTCCAAAGGGCTGGATTATAGTGAGGACTTCCGCACTTATCAGGGCGAGCGCAATCAACGCATGGCGCGTGATGGCGGGAACGGGGTAATCGACAGCACGGGCGGCAACTATTACGGCTGGTCAACGAACATCCAGGAAGGCGGATTCCCCGGATGATTCTGTTCGTCACCATTTCTGACACGAAAAACCAAGAGACGCAGCGCAAGAAGATTAACTCTCTGCTTTCCGTGTATGCGCCGGGCTATGGTTCAGCCCTGCCAGCCGCTGCGGATAGCCCAGACGGTCGGTTGTTCTATATTGGCTCGCAAGGCTATCAGAACCGTTCAGGGGCATGGGTGGCGTTATGAGACAACCGGCTAGATACGGTCGCCAGCCTTTGCGGGCGTTGTCTCAGCAGCGAGTGTCTATCGGACGCGCTGTGCCTGCCCCCGTGGGTGGATGGGATGCTCAATCCCCGCTGGCTGATATGCCTGCCGAGAACGCGGTCATTCTGGACAACTTCATTCCCCGCGCTGGCTATGTCGAATTGCGTAAGGGCTATGTGCCTTGGCAAGAGGGTCTGCCTCTCCCGACTGAATCGCTGATGGTCTGGCGTGGTGGCACGGCGCTTGTGCCAGATGAGATTTTTGCTGCGGCTGGTGGCTCGATCTATGACGTGAGCAACCAGAACGATGCGCCGGTTGAGGTGTTCTCCGGCACTGGCAGTGCGCGTTGGCAATGGATTAACTTCGCCAACGACGCTGGCACGTTTATGATTGCGGCAAACGGCTCCGTTGACCCGATCTATTACGACGGCTCTGCGTTTGCCTCGACGGCTATCACTGGCACGGCTGGGGTGATTACGCTTGACCCGCGCACGTTGGTTGACGTGATGGACCACAAGGGGCGTTTGTTCTTTGTGCAGGAAGACAGCCTGCGCGTTTGGTTCCTTGAGCCGTTTGCTATCCAAGGCGCATCTAACTTGCTCGACCTTGGCCCGATTTTTGACAAGGGCGGCTCAATTCTTTGCCAATCGACATGGACGCTGGATGGTGGGTCCGGTGCTGATGATCTGGCGGTATGGGTCACCACTCAAGGTCAGGTGGCTGTGTATCAAGGCCTCGACCCTTCGGATGCAAACAATTGGGCTTTGGTTGGCGTCTATGACATCGGCCTGCCGTTGTCGCGCCGGTCGCTTATCAAATACGGTTCCGACCTGGTGGTGCTTACGACCAACGGTGTGGTGCCGCTTTCTCAGGCACTGAAACTGGACCGCGCACAAGAGAACCTTGTGGCGCTGACGCAGAAAATCCAGAACGCTTTCCAGCAAGCGACCACCAAATATCGCGGGAACTTTGGATGGGAAGGTGCGCTGTATCCCAAGGGGACGCTGGCAATCTTCAACGTCCCGACAGCCAATCTCACGCGGTCGGAGCAATATGTGCAGAACGTCCAGACGGGCGCATGGTGCCGGTTCACGGGCATCGATGCTTTCTGTTGGGCTGTAGCCAATGACCAGATGTATTTTGGCGCGGCGGATTCTGTCTGTCTGTGGGACACCGGATTTGCGGACAATACGACCGGCATTGTTGGCGACATCAAAACGGCCTTTAACTATTTTGGCTCGCGCGGCAGCCTGAAGAAGTTTGAGATGCTTCAGCCGGTGCTGCGGATTGGTGCGGACCTTGCCCCGGCGGTTGAGATTGTCACGGACTTCAAAGAAAAGGTTCCTACGGCTGTCCCGACCACAATCACCACGACGGGAGGTCGATGGGATACGGGCCTTTGGGATGTCGCGGTGTGGTCTGAAGCGGTGCAGACCCGCGATAGCTGGACCAGTGTAACCGGCATTGGCTACTGCGGTGCCGTGCGGATGCGAGTAGCACCTAACGCGACGCTCTACATTGATCTGGGCGTGGATGACGATACGTCGCTGGCCTATGACGCAGACGGCATCATTGCGATGCAGTCAGCTAGGAACACGAACGCGCCCTGCGAAATTATCGCGTTCAACCTGAAATACGAAAACCAGACGGGCGGGCAGTTGTAAAAGAAAACCCCGCTGTCGCGCCAACGACAAACGGGGCTTAGATAGGCGGTTAGGTTTTGCAACCGAATTGATAGTGCCGTCTTTTTTTCAGGATTGCAATGCGTTTAGTTTCTGGCCCGTTCTCGCCGCTAGTCGCTCAATGGGTAGCGGACCAGATTGGACATGGACTGGACTGGGGACCATGCGAGGCCATCGGGGTGGTCGATAAGCACGACAATCTCATTGGCGGTGTGGTCTTCAACCAATATCAGCCACAATACCGCAACATTGAGGTCAGTTTTGCCTCGACACGGGCGAACTGGTTGACGCCTAACCTCGTGACGGGCATACTCAGCTACGCATTCGATCAACTCGACTGCAACCGGATCACCAGTCTCACGCCGAAAAAGCTGCGTAAGGCTCGCCAGTTCCTCCAAAAGTTTGGGTTCAAACACGAGGGGTCTGTGCGAAGTGGATACGGTGACGATGATTGTATCATATCCGGCCTCCTCAAAAGCGAATGGCAAAGCCACCGCTTCAACAAAGGCCGCGTAGATGTCGAAGCCCCGCCCGCCAGCAGCCCCTGACCCCGTTCAACTTGCCAACGCTCAAAGCGCGGCTAATACCGCAACGGCGCGTGAGCAGCAGCGGCTGAACATGGTGAATACGTCCGGTCCTCAAGGGACCGTGCGTTATATCGCTGACCCGTCTGCACCTGGTGGCTATCGTCAAGAGACGGCACTTAGCCCGCTCGAGCAGCAAAACTACGAACGCTCAACCGGCGTTTACGGCAGCGCACTGGATACGGCTGGTCAGCAGATTGGCCGCGTGAATACGGCGCTTGGCCAAGGCTTGAGCACCGAGGGCTTGCCTGCCCTGCAAGGTTTTAACGCACCTGACTTTGACCGCCAACGGTTTGAGGATTCGGTTTATGCGAGCCAGACCCGTCGCCTTGACCCGCAGTTTCAGCGGCTTGAAAGGTCGCAAGATGCACGTCTTGCCGCGCAGGGCCTTGGAGCGAATAGCGAGGCAACGCGAAACCTCAGAGCTGATTTTGCTAGAGATAGAACTGACGCATACGGTGAGGCTGCAAACCAAGCCATCCAAGCCGGTGGTGCGGAGCAATCTCGCGCTATTCAGCAAGCCATTGCGGGCGGGACATTCGGTAATCAGGCGCGGACGCAGGGCCTTCAAGAGCGGGCTTACGTCCAGAACCAGCCCCTTCAGCAGCTTCAGGCTCTGCTAGGCACAGGTCAGGTTGGTATGCCGCAGGGTATCCAATACAGCCCAACCGGCGTGGGTCAGACAGACGTTCTGGGTGCTAATGCCATGAGCCTTGGCCAGCAAAACGCAAACTACAACGCTCGGATGCAGCAGCAAGGTGGGCTGATGAGCGGACTGTTTGGCCTTGGTTCGGCTGGCATTGGCGCTTATGGGGCGATTAGTGCAGCGCGACAACAGCCGTCTGACCGTCGCCTTAAGCGCGACATCAAGCGCGTTGGCACGATGGCTAACGGCCTGCCGGTTTATGAATACCGCTACGTCTGGGGCCGCAAGCGTCACATTGGCGTAATGGCGCAGGACGTTCTGAAGGCTGGTATTGATGCGGTGGTTCGTCACTGGACGGGCTTCCTCATGGTCGATTACGGGAAGCTCTAAATGGCCCGCGCTCCCATGCCTGTCCCGCAGAATTACGAAACCGCCACTGGTCGGCGTGGTTCCATGCCTGCCCCGCAGATGATCGAAACCCCGGCGATGCGCCGTAGCGCAATGCTGGCTAAATTGCTGGAAGAACAGCGCCAGCCCGTCGAGATTAAAGGCGGCTACGGTGAACTGGCGGCTAGACTGCTAGGCCAAGGCATCACGCAATGGGGTGCTAACCGGGCAGAGCGGGCGGTTAGGCAAGAGCGTGACCAGCGGTTTGAAGGCCAATTGGCAAGCGTAAACGAACTGGTGGCTGGTTTGCGGCAGTCGTCTGGGCGGGGTGAAGCGCCAGCGCCGGAAGCGGTCGCAACAGCGCCCATGCCAATGCCAGCGCCTACGCCTACGACGGCGCCAATGCCAAACGAGCCAGTATCAACTGGGCCGGTTGCGCCGGTTGGTGGGGTTATGGGGTCGAGGTTGCCGGATGTTGGTCAGCCCATTCCGCCTGCTAACGTCCCGCCCGCAACCCCGGCTCCGCCCGTTGAAACGCCTACCCCCCAGACGCTGGAAAATGCGCTCTTGTTTGGTTCGCTCCCAGCGCAACCAGGTCCAGTTGCGCCAGCACCGCAAATGGCTGCGCCATCTGTTCCGCAGCCAGCGGTAAACACCCAAGGCATGACGCCGGGACAAGAAGCGCGGCTTAACAGAATTATTGAGCTTGCCCGCACGACCCGCGACCCCGCGCTGTTGGCATACGCACAAGCAGAAGCAGACTCGATCTATCAACGCATGAATGCCGCGCCTGAGTGGCAAGACGTATCGGTAAACGGCGTTCCATTTCTCCGTGATCAATTCGGCAATATGCGCGAGGCATTCCCGAATGGATTGCCTGAAAGCGTCATGACGCGCGATGAGTTTAGTCCAGAAGGAACGCGCCCCGGCACCCTCGGCCAGCGTGATAGATTTAACCGATTGACCCTGTTAGACGAACCGCCCGAAGGGTTTGAGGTGCGCGGCGGGCAATTGCAGCCTATTCGTGGAGGGCCGCAAGACCCATCGGCGGGAGAAAACCGTATTCGAAACGAGCGCGAGCTTCGTCGTGAATATCAGAACGCAACGGAGGAATACCGCACCGTTCGCCAAGCCTTCCGAAAAGTCGAAGCCTCGCTTGCACAAGGCACCGGCATTGGTGACGTTGGCGGCATCTTCGGCGTAATGAAAATCTTTGACCCTGGTTCGACCGTGCGCGAGGGCGAAGCTGCTACGGTTCAAAACTCCGGCGGTGTGCCGGAAACCATCCGTGGCCTTTATAACCGCGTCGTGACCGGCGAACGTCTGACGCCAGCACAACGGGCGGAAATTGTCGCGGTTGGTCGCGCACAGTTCGGCACCTACGAGCAGGGCTATCAATCGCGGGTGACAGACTTTACGCGCATGGCTAACGATTACGGCATTGACCCTCGTAACATTGTCGGCGGCGACGAGGCTCCTGACCGTGCGCCAGAACGCCGCCGCCTGACGCCAGCCCAAGCCGCTGAACTTGCGCCGGGAGAGACGTTCCTTGATATGAATGGCGTTGAAAGAACGCGCCGATGAGACGCCAAGACCCTTACGCAGACATCGCGCTTCCGGTGCAAACGGGCGACCCTTACGCAGACATCGCGCTGCCTATTCCGACCAACCGCAACAGGCGGCAGGCCCCGTCTGCACCCGCTCCGCAAGACGGTGAGGACGCGCCTTTCCAGCCGGAACTGTTGCCGGGTGATAACGGCGTCTATCCGCCGCCACCCCTTGCCGGTGCAACACCGCCGCCTGCCCCGCTGGATACCATCAGCGCAGAGGAAGCGGCAGCTAATGCCAGTGCGTTTGGCAATCAGGGAACGCGGTTAGACCCTATCGATCTTCAGACGCTCCCACCTGAAGACAGAGCGTATTTGAACGCTGGAATGTGGGTCAAGCTTCCTAACGGTGAAGTTAGGCGGATGATGCGTGATGCACGTCCGGGTGCCGGTGGGGCCGGAACGGAGCAAGTGCGTCCGGGTCTGTTCATTGAGGAAAACGCGGACGTTGGCACTGACATAGCCAAGTCGCTTCCGACCGGCGTGGTCGAGGGTTTGACCGGCATGGTTGGTTTGCCAAACGCTGTCATGCAAGGGCTGGGTTTCCAGCAGGGCCAATACCTTCCGGGATACGGCATGGTCGGCCCGACCGGCCAGCAAATGAATCAGGCCATTCGCAACCATATTGGTTACGACTATTTCCAACCTCAGACGCCTCAAGGCGGGTATGCAAAATCTGTTGGCGAAAACCTGATTGGCGGTCTGGCACCAGGTGGTCCGTTAACGCGGATTGCATCCGTAGCGGTGCCCGCTTTCGCTAGTGAAGGCGCTGGTCAAATTGCGGAAGGCATGGGCGCAAGCCCAACAGCGCAAAGCATTGCCAGCACCATTGCTGGCCTTGGGGGTGGCTTGGCTGTCGGAGGCTTTAATGCCGCTCGCAGCGGTGCTGACATTTCGCTTCGGAATGCGGCGCAGGGTGTGACACCGCAACAATTGCAAATGGCGGCGGCGCTCAAAGATAGGGCGCAAGCGGCTGGCATTAACATGACGATGGCAAACGCCATTCAGCAAGTTACGGGTGGCGCAACTGGTTTGGGTCAGTTGCAGCGAGCAGTTGAGGGCAACTCTCTTTTGCAGCGATATTTTGCGGAACTGCCAGAGCAAATGCGCACAGCAATGATGGCGCAACTTGACCAAATCGGACCTAGCGTTCCTCCGTCAACGCTTGCTCCGCGCGTTCAGCAAGCGTCGGCTGGCGTTCTCGAAACTCTTCGCCGCCGTGCAAACGAAGATGCCGACCCGTTTTATCGGAATTTGCCGGGTCAATCTTTGTCAGATGCTGATTATGCGGTGCTGGCAGAAAATCCGTCGTTTCAAAGGGCGCTCGGAGAGGTTAGGGGAAACCCGGAAATTGCGCCTAATCTTATGGCTGGCGGAACCGCTGTGCCAGACAATGACCTTAGCGTCATAAATGCCGTTGTAAAACGCCTTCGCACTTTGTCGGAGGAAGCTGTTCCAAACTCCATGCGAACGGGAGGTGATTTGGAAACTGCGGCGGTTAGAACAAACGCAGCTAATCTTGCGGATGAGTTGGCGCGGCAAGCCTCGCGTGATTACGGCATGGCTCGTGATACCGTGCGCGGGGTCAATGAGGCGTTTGGAGACCCGCTAAAAGCTGGCGTTATAGGCGCTCTTGCCGACACAAGCGATGTTGCGCCAAACCTTGCGACCATGACGGGGAGAATATTCCCTCCTAAGCCGTTTGAAGGCCAAGCAGACGAAGCTGTTCAAGCTTTTGAGTTAATGAATCTGGTTGACCCCACCGTTGGTGGTCCGCTTGTTCGTCAGCATCTTGCTCGGCAATTTATGGATTCTATGAAGGACAAAACCGGCGGACCAAATCAGTTTGGTGGCGCTGATTTTGCCGCGCGTATGTTTGGCAATGAGGAACAACGGCGGGCAGTTTTGGGCGCTATTGACGTGACGGCACCGCCGCCTAGCCCTTTAGCTTTTCCGCCGCTTAATCCTAATGCTCCGCAGGCTAGGCCTTCCGACCCGATGGCGCAACTTGTCGAGATTTTGCAAGCCACCGGCCAGCGCCACCAAGGCGGTTCACAAACAGCGTTTATCCAAGAGCTTCAGCGGCAAATGCGCGGCGGCGATGTCGTTCAAGAGTCGTGGGCTTCGCTGTTAAATCCAATGCGAATTCCTGGACGCGTTGCAGGGGCGGTTGACGAGCTAACGGCACAAGCCAACAAAGACACACTAGCCAATCTGCTAATGGGCAGCTCAGAAGAATTCAACGCTCGGCTGACCCGTGCGCTTAACCGTCCCCGTGGCGCCAACCGCATTCGTGCGGGTGTAGCTATCGGCGCAGGACAGGAGGACTAGATTTGGCCCGCAACGGTTCTGGCTCATATTCGCCCCCTTCAAACACATGGAACCCTGCGGTTCCTGAAACCGCTATCCTGTCCGATGACTGGAATGCCACGCTTGCGGACCTTGCTACGGCACTGACGCAATCGCTGGCATCCGATGGCCAGACGCCTGCTGCTGCGGTTATCCCGTTTGCCCAAGGCATCCGCGTATCTGACGGCCTGATTACGGCGCCGTCCATTAGCGTGATTGGCGACACGGACACGGGCTTTTATTTCCCGGCTGCCAACTCGGTAAGCCTGGTATGCGGTGGCGTGTCTGTTCTGGCCGCTACGACGGCTGGGGTGACGTTCCCGCTCGGTGTGACGTTCGCTGGCAACCAGACCGTCACTGGAAACCTGACGGTCAACGGTAACACGACCATCGGCAACGCGGGAGCGGATACGCTTTCGGTTGTGGCCACCGGCACTTTCACCGGAAACCAGACGTTCAATGGCACGGCTACGTTTACGTCAACGGTCACGGTTCCTGACCATTCGTTTGTAAACGCAAAACTGGCCACTGTTGCGACGGGAACGATCAAGGGCCGCGTGGGTGCTGGCACGGGCCATGTTCAAGACATGACCGGAACGCAAGCCACCACGCTGCTTGATGCGGTGGTTGGTGACAGCGGGTCTGGCGGGACCAAGGGTCTGGTCCCTGCCCCTGCTGCTGGTGATACGGCTGCGGCTCGCTTCCTTAGCGCGGCTGGCACGTTTGTGGCGGCTGTTCCTGTCGGCTCCATCACGATGTATGCCGCCAATACGGCCCCGACTGGCTGGCTTGAATGCGCTGGTGCGGTGGTTTCCCGCACGACCTATGCCGGTTTGTTTACGGCTATTGGCACGACGTTCAATACGGGCGGCGAGGCTGGCACTGATTTCCGACTGCCCGATATGCGCGGTGAGTTTGCGCGTGGTTGGGATAACGGACGAGGCATTGACCCGGCTCGCACGTTTGGTTCCGCACAGGCTGATGAGCTTGAGGCTCACACGCACTCGGTTACGCCACCGTCTGCGACTGACGACACTGGCTCAGGTTTGACCACGACCGGCACTGGCGGTGCGGAAACCATTACGCCATACAATACGGCCTCGACTGGCGGAACCGAAACCCGTCCTCGTAACATCGCCCTCATGTTCATTATTAAGTTCTAAGGGACTACAATGGCCGACACGCCTCGCAAGACATTCCCTGAACTTCAAGCTCTATCCGCTCCGGTGGTGGATAGCGATGTGCTGGCCGTTTATCGGACACCAGGTCCAGCCAAACGCACCACGGCGACGGTGTTTGCCGATTACATCAAGGCGTTCTATTCAGCGCCTGGCGGTTCGGCGCTGGTAGGGTTCTTGCAAGCCGGAAGCGGCGCAGTTGCCCGCACCGTGCAAGCCAAGATGCGCGACGCGATTAACGCTGCTGATTTTGGTGTGGTTGCAGACGGCACGACGGACGATGGCCCCGCGCTGCGGCTTGCCCTTGCAGCGGGCGTTAGCTTGGGTCGGCCTGTGGCTCTCCCAAAAACAACAGCGTCGATCCTGGTCGGGCCTGACCCAGCGGCTCCGACCGCAGGCGGCTATTACACTTACTCCATCTTGATCCCGACCGGCACTCGACTGATTACGAACGGGGCCACGATCAAGGCAAAAAACGGCGTCCAAAGCTGGAACCGTATTGTTACCTTTGAAAACCAATCGAACATTGTGATCGAGGGTGTTCTCCGTGTTGATGCCAATGCCGCAAACCGGGGAACGCCGGTCAACGAGCAGATGCACGGTGTGTTTTTCTTCAACAGCACCGACATTCGCATCCCTGACGGCATCGATAGCCAGAACGCGGTTGGCGACAACGTGTATGTTGGCGGCACCGATAACACGGTTGGTTCAACTCGGTGCTTTATCGGTGACGTTTATTGTAAGACGGCGGGCCGGAAAAACTTTGTCGTTCAATGCAGCCGTGCGTTTGTAGTAGGAAATTGCGTTTTAGACAATATCAGCGGTGGCTCTGCTGTTGGCGGCGTTGCGGACGGAACGGAATGCCACAGCCTCGACGTTGAAACAGACACTTTTACCGGCGCAACACCGAACGATATTGCTTTCGGAAATATCGTTACGTTTGGTTCTGGGAATGACTTTACAGCTGGGGTGACAGCGATTTGCGCTGACAATTGGCGAGTTACAATAGATTCTCTTTGTGCATACATTACTCCAAAATCAGGCGTAAAGGCGTGGGAACAAAACGCTATTACCATCACGATCAATAGCCTAACCATGACTGGGTTGGATTTGGTTGATGAGACTGTGGCTCTACGCCACGCAGCTCGCCTTGTTGCCGGAAGCGTCACGTTGTCCGGGTCTTCTGGGGGTGCCGCTAACAAAATGCTGTCGATCACGGCGGTTGGCTCAAACATCCCGCGTGTTGATATTGCGACGTTAAACATTGATTGTTCGCTTGGTTATGGCGCGTGGATTCAATCTAGCCTTACAAAGGTGGGTCATTTTTATGCTAAATGCCCGACGCTCCAAGCGTTTTGGTTGCGAGGCAACCAGAGCAGCGACCTCATCCGCACGTCACTAACTATTGATACGTTTGAGTGTGAAAACACTGGCGCAGCGGGGGCGTCTCAGTCGTGCTGGGTCGTCACAACGGTTGGTAGCGGCGATGTTCCGCGCCTGACCATCAAACATGAGATAATCCGAGACAGTCGCGCTAGTGGAAGCCAACCGACTTACGTTGGGTGGGTCGCTGGCGGGTGCGCGGCGGGCGCTTCACTTGGCACGATAGATAATCCTAACCCGCACATTCGCGTTAACCTTCCAGGGTCGGACAAATACTTTTTGAGTTTTGGCGCGGGCGGTTTTCCGGCTGCGTATGTCTGCACAGGAACGCCAGAGGCCATGATCCCTGCGCCAATCGGCTCTATAGCCCAGCGCATAGACGGCGGCGCGGCCACCAGCTTGTATGTCAAAGAGAGCGGCACGGGTAACACCGGCTGGGTGGGTAAATGACGGCACAGGACCACATCGACGCCATCGGGCGGGCGCTCATGAAGTCGGAGGATGCCGTCAAGGCTACCCGTAAAGCCCTGCGGCTGGTCGAGGAGCATCACGCCATCCCTCACGCCCGGCTGGACAAAGCGCAGAAAGCCTACGCCGCAACGCGCGACGGCAAGAACATCGTCGCTTTTTCGGGCGGGACTGACAAGCCCCCCGTCAATGACCCTGACAAGCCGGTGAAGCCATGATCTTGTATCTCTACGCAACCGCAGCCGTCTTCGTGATCTGCTTTCTGGCCTATCGGTCCAAGCCGGAGAAATACGCGGACCTGATGGGAGTCAGCGCCTTGCTGGCGATGGTGTTCTGCATCGGCAACGCCATTCTCGAGCTGTATGCCTTCCCCGATGCACTGCTGGCCTCGCCGGTTCTGGACCTGTTTCTGGTGGCCATGATCTTCCGGTCAAATCAGCAAAACCCGGCGGGCTGGAAGTCGCTAATGGTCGGCACTTTGGTCGGCCAACTCACGCTTCATGCGGTGACGATCGGCCTTTGGAAAACAGGAAGCCTGACCGAGCATGGACTGTGGACTTATGTCGTGGCTGTCAACGGGCTCTTCGTGGTTCAGCTCCTTACCCTCGCGTCAATCGGAGTGGGTCGTGGCCTGGATTCTCTTCGCGTCTGGATGTCTGATCGCCGGAACGCATCTCTTGCATCGGATGCTGGGAAATGAGGCTGCCAAACGTGGAGGTGGTCGCAAACGACGTGCATCATCTGATTGACCGGGTTGAGAAGCTGGAGGCCAAGGTTGAGGCCATTATGCTTACGCAACGCTGGCAGATGGGCGCGGCGGTCGGATTCGGCGTGGTCATGACCCTGCTGCTGCCGCGCGTTTCAGCCGTGTTGGGACTGTCATGACCCCTGCTGACGTTCGCCAACTGATGTCCGCTGTTCTGCCCTATGCCACGATCATTGCGGCAATGGGCTTTGCCAAGGCTGGCGTGGATGCCACGATTATCTCGCTTGTGGCGGGCGGGTGCCTTGCTGCGATTGACCCTCGCCGTGGACAGACCCCACCGCCCGTCCCGCCGGTTGAGGAGCATCGCCCGTGAGCGAGGCCCTGTTTGACGCTGTGAGGACTATCAAGGGCGCTCCGCTGTCTCAAATGGATGTAGATGCCATAAACGCGGCGCTCGCCCCTGTAGCAGCTCCTACGGCAAAGCGCGTTAGTCCTGAAGGCATTGCGCTCATCCACTCGTTTGAATCGTGCAAATTGACGGCCTATCCCGACCCCGGCTCGCGCGACGGGCATCCGTGGACAATCGGTTGGGGGTCAACTGGTCCCGGTATCGCTAAGGGCGTCGTCTGGACGCAGCAGCAGGCAGATGAACGGTTTGCGGCTGACCTCGGTCGGTTTGAAAAAGCCGTAGCCCTTATGGCTCCGGTGACGACGCAAAGCCAGTTTGATGCGCTTGTGTCGTTTGCCTATAACGTCGGCCTGTCCGCGCTCAATGACAGCACCTTGCTCCGGTTCCACAAGGCGGGCGATTACGCGGCTGCAAAGCTACAATTTGCTCGTTGGGATAAGAACGACGGGAAGGTGATGAAGGGCCTGACGCGGCGCCGCGCTGCGGAAGCCGCTTTATATGGAAAGCCCTGATGTTTGGCCTCGACAAGACCGCTGCCCGCATCATCCAGGTCGGTATTGTTATCGTCGTTCTGTTGTTTGCCGGTGCCGTCCTGACGATGTGTCTTAAGCCTTCAGCCCGTAACGAGGCCAAGGTGGCTACGTCTGTCGGGAAACAGTTGGACCGGGTAGCGGCGCAAACACCCGTCATCCGTCAAGAGCAAGAGGAAAAGCAACGTGCAGTCGATGAGATTGAAGGCGCTGATCAGCGTCTGCCTGATGGTTTTGCTGCCGACCTTGAGCGGGTGCGGAGGGGCGGCTAACGTCGTCATTCCAGCAAGCCTGAAAGCCCCTTGCGTATCCACTGTCGACGTAAGCACAGCCCAGACCGTTGGTGATCTGGGCCGTGCCATTGTTCAAGGGGATGCTGACCTTCGCGTCTGTGAAGTTAAGCGCGAGGCTATTGTGGCCATTGCGGAAAGCCAAAATCGCGTGTGGTGGTGGCCCTTCTAAGGCTTCCTGTCCGCTATAAGCCAAAGCTGGCAGAACGCAGCGACGGCAATGAAGAACCCGGCTAAAAGCAAGTCAGTCATCCCGCCCTCTCTGACTGAATGATATCGAGGATTTCGTCGGCTTTGCGATTGGCCGTGCCCCACGATATGTCGGGGCAATACAGCGCGGTGACGATCTTTTCCCGCAGTTCTCCGGTATCGGCGGATGGCTTAATGGGGGCGGGGTTGGCTTCGGAACCGACCAACATGACGGCATCGGAGATCGCCCGCGAAAGCCGTGTGTCTAGTGCTGCAATCGGCTTGCCCATCACTGACAGCGGCGAAAGTGCCGATAGCAGTTCCGTCAACGCCTCAACCAGCCGCCCCACCAGAGGAGCTTGGATAAGTTTGCCGACATCGGTAACGGCGGGGCTGGCGTCGGGAATATGGTCGGCGCTCATGGCTTCACTCCTTCGCCGGATGGCTTGTCCTTGTGGTTGGCGCGGAGGCCTTGGTCCGCTTCCTCTAGGCGTGTGATGAGAGGGGTGGTCATGTCGGCTGGCCCGCAAGGCCACAGAAGCCGCGATCTTTGTAAATGGCGCGCCACGCCATGCAGGCGGACCCGATGCAAAACGGTCCAGCTCCGGCGTTTAGTTGCTGCGAACCGCCAAACGTAGCAGCCTGAAAGCAGGCTTTCGTTTTTGCTTCATCCTCAGTCATTTCTCTTCTCCGGTAGTGAGGTCTGCGCGGATGCGGTCGGCCACGACAACAGCATCAAACTCGTCGAAAGGCGTCGTCGCGATGCAAAGAAGCAAGTCCCGCGTCCTCTCCACAGTAGCCAGAAGCTCGGCTCGTTCGGAGAGGAGGAGGCGAAGGTCGGAGGCAAGCGCGTTGGTGCCTATAGGTGCGGCTAACAGCCTATCCACAGCCCGTTTCCGTTCATCCGGTGTGGTCATCACAGCCACCAAAGCGACACGACGCCAGCGAGGGCCAGCAGGATGATGATTGAGCGCGGACGAAGCACCTCGGCCACGGCGCGGAGCCAGAGCGGCGGCATTTGATCGTCGCGGAAATCCCAGCCACGGTGCGAGGCCTGATCGGTCATCATAGCGGCATTGCGGCGGTGGTCGGTGTGTTCAGCACGGTCAATCATTAATCTTCCCCTTGTTGTGATGCGGCGTGATCCGCCAGTTTGTCGCGGACCCATGCGGAATGCTTTTCAGGAACCCCGTGAGCGGCATAGGTGCGGCTGGTGCGCTCGTTTACGCCAATGACCCTAGCCGCCGCCCTCTGGCTTAGATTGAGGGCGGCGATGGCGGCGCGGTAGGTGTCAGGTGTCACTTGTTCTCCCGACGATATTTGTCGATGGCGTCCATGCACTTTTCATCGGTCGCGTAAGGGCCATTAGCCTCGCCGTCGCGGTCAATGAAATAAAAGCCTTCAGGTTGGGCCATGACGCTGTTTGCGTTGCGGTAGCCGTATTCAAATCCGCGATAGGTGTTCATCTGTCTTCTCCTCGGGGCTTGATTGCCCTCGACACACAGACCATAGGGCCGCGCCGCCCTATGCGTCAACACCCTTGGACAAATTATTTTCCAGCGCCGCCATAAGCTGCTGTCGTTGAGCCGCTGCCTTGTCGCAAACGTCTTTCAGTTCGGAGAGCGTCGGGAAAAAGTTTGGCTTGTCGGGTCGGTAGATAAACCGCTGGACAACGGCCTTGGCTACATCAGCCGGATACCTGGCTAGACAATCCGCATAAAGCCGCAGGATTAGCCTCAAATTGTTCTCGCTGTCATTTCGGTGCGCTGTGACCGCGTGGAGCGTCGAAACGTGTTCTTGGCACCGTGACTCAGAAGCAGGCGTCATGGCGCTGTAGGTGGCCTCCAAGGCCCTAGAAAGGTTGGTCTGGGTCAGACCCTCGAACGAAAACCCCGTCACGCTCCGTTGGTAGCCACCCGTCACCGGATACGTCAGGCTGATTTGCGGCTGCGGCACGATTCCCAAGGATGATGTCAACCATTGAAGCAGGTTGCGGTCGGTGTCCTCTGGCGACTGGCTTTCCAGTTTGGCTAGGACTGCGGCGGTTCCGGCACCACGTTCGCCATGTTGCAGCCCAGTCGAGTTTGACGCCCCCAGCACCAGGTCTGGCAATCCAGTAATCACGGAACTGATCGGCTTCACGGCGTATCTCCTCGGAGGTCATGTTTTGGTTCATGGCAAACGTCTGATCGGCATCCGATGGAACCCAATCAGGAGGCAATCGAAAGCCTTTCTTTGGAGAAGGTGTAACCTTCTCTTTCTTTAACTCTGGTTCTGGTTCTGGAGAATGCTTAAGCAATCGTGAAGCATTTGCTGAAGCCAGTTTGTTAGATTTCAAAGCCTTAGCCCTTGCACCGGCTTTTCCCGACTGCGATCTTTTTGATGATTTTTCTTCAGCAATTGCGAGTTCTGCGGAGAGCCTTTTCTGCGTAAATCCGCCCTCGCAAGGCGTGAAAAACTCCAGCACTTCGACGCAGATTTTCGACCAGCGGGAAGGGGTCAGGCCCGCGATTCTGGCCAGTTTGACGGGGTTATCTGGCAGGACACCTTCAGACCGCCACATGGTCATAAGCAGGAGCAAATACGCCCCGTGCTGTTCGGTGGTCAGGTGCCTGGTGTCGCCAAGGTAGTCAGCGACGTAAAGCTGCATAAACGGCGCACTCATTCGTCACCCCCGCACCAAGTGCCGCACTCTGCGTCTTGCTCGTCGTCGGGTGGGGTGTCGAAAAAGTCAGGCTGTTTTTCAACCTCGCGAACAAGGTCGGTAAACGTCCACTCTTTCGAGAATGAGCCTTTGCCGGTCACTTCTTGCGCGGCCCACCAAGTTGCCCGCTCTGGGTTTTGTCGGATAAGCCCCTTGAGCGTCCCGCGCCCTTTCAGGAAACAAAGGTCGCAGTTGCCTTCATGGGACTTAAGGCCAAGGTCAAAGTCCTGAGCCGCCCAAAACGCATCAACGTCACGGCGCGTTACCTTCGCGTTAGCAAGCGGCACCTTGCTGACCCAAGGCGATTTGGCCTCATAGTTCCTTGCAAGGGTCTTAAGGACGCGGTGGCCCTCATCGTGCCGAAGGCCAACCGCATTGCTCCAAGTCGTCCAGCCCTTTTCGTTCTGGATAAAATGCCGGATTGTATTCACCTTCATTTCCTCCGTGCAAAAGCGCATGACGGAATTGGGCGTGAAGGATTTAGCTTTTATAAGTCGCGCAAACGGTTCTCCGTCCCGGCTGGCGCTGTTGTAGCTAACGCGCTCATAGCGCCCTTCGCTTGGCCCAGACCGTGCGACAAACTCAAGCCAAACAATGTCAACGCCCCAACGTGAGCCACACTCATAGACGAAGCGCAGCGTCTCTTCACGCTCCTTGCCGGTGTTGGCGAAGGCTACGACATGATCGTCTGGAAGCTTGCCGCCATACGCTTGAAGCGCTCGCCAAAGCATATAGGCCGAAGTCCGACCGCCGCTAAACGACCAGAGGCAAGGGCCGTCGATGATGAACGGGTCGGCGCTCATCACAACATGGCCCAAAGGCTTGCGCGATTAAATTGATAGCGGTATATCCGCATTGGTCAACGGCCCTCCTACGGCCTTGGCATGAGGGAGGCTTGACGCGATTTCCACAAAGCGTCGCCTCCCTCCCTCTTATCAATGATTGCCGGGATGATTGCAAGGCGCTACGGTTTTCCGGCTCCATGCTTCCTCCCCTTGTCATGGTGGCTAGACTAGCCCGGCGCGTGAACAATCCGCGCCGGGCCTTTTCATTCTTCCCAGACGCTAAACATTGAAGGCCGCTTAACGGGGACCGGCCTGGTCCTGACCGGCTTAGGCTCAGGCTTAGGAAGGTGGTCACCCCGCTGAAACGCAAGCGCAAGGGCATAGACAAACCGCTGGTCAGCCTCGCGCTGTTTAGCCTCTGCATCTCGGTCCTTATCGAACCCGTTGGCATACTGGTTCACCAGAACGGAACGGCCAAGGTCTTTCTGCCACGCGATGTTGAGGGACCGCGCTCGTTCCCGGACGACCCATTCCGTGCGGCCCAGCTTCTCGCCTATCTCCGCAGCGGTGAAGCCTAGCTTCTTCATCTTGCGAAGCGTGTTATCCTGAACGGACGTAAAGAAGTTTCTCGGCTGTCTCAACGGATTGCCTCCATCGTGGGTGCGTTCATCGCCAAGGCATAGCCGTTAGCCAGTGCGGCAAACTGCGAGGCAGGAGTGGCGGCTTTCTGCCGAATGGCAATGGCGTCTGCATAGCTTCGCCCAGTGCGGTCACAATGAGCGCGGACGCCGTGCAAAATCGTGGTGTGGTCACGCCCGCCAATCCGCCTCGCAATCTCAGGATAAGAGACGTGGGGGCATTCCACAAAGGCGCGGTAATAAGCCTCTTGGCGCGGCTGGGTGATGTGCCGACTGCGGTTATGACTCTTCAACGCAGAGACGGTTAAGCCGTAATCCTTAGCCACTTCCTGCAAAATGTTGGCGACTGTCTGTCTCATGTGTTCCCCTTAAAAGGCCGCTTTGGCCATGTTGTTTTGGTTTTCTGGAACGGACGGGACGGGATAGACCCGCCTTTAACTGCCCGCCTAGCTTGCTGGCCCGTTTCCCGTCCTTGGCGCTTGGCCTTGGCAATCCTGGCTACGTCGTCTTTGGTCTTTACCGCATGAGGCGCGACCAAAGCCGGGTAAAGGTTCTCGTCATCGTTAGAACCGCCTAAAGCGACCGGCACTCTATGCTCTATGTGCCAAGCCTCACCGGCTTTTATTTTGACGCCTGACAAGCCGCAGACGCCGTTATGGGCGGCAAAGATGCGGGCGCGGTCTTTGGCGCTGAATGATTTTCTCATTGCGCCTCACAATCCGCTAGAATAGCGCGTCCAATAAGTTCTGGTATCTGTGGGACGACGGCGTTTCCAAGGGCCGTTAATCTGGATTTGTCCAGTCGTTTGGAACGCCCATCATGTTCTCGACACAATGCGGGCATGGCGCCCCGTCGAAGAGCATCGACAGCATCAGTTGCTTTCCAGCTTGCTTGCGGCGGGTTACGGCAGGCGTTTTGCCATAAGTGCCCCGGTTTCGATTGTCTGATGCCTGCGGGGTAGGCAACAATCCAAACTCGTTCGCGGGAGTGCGGGAGGCCAACGGCGGAAGCTGGTAGGCATCCCCAATCCGCGTCATACCCCAGCGCGGCCAGGTCTCCGAGGACGACACCCATTCCGGCATCAAGCAGCCCTGTGACATTTTCCACAATGCAGAACTTAGGCTGTAACTCGCCAATAAGGCGGGCGTAATCGTCCCACAACCCGCTTCGGGTTCCTGAAATTCCGGTTTTGCGTCCTGCTGTGCTAACGTCTTGGCAGGGGAAACCTCCGCAAATGATGTCAACGTCGATTCCATCGGAAGCAAGGGTGTCTGCGTCAAGGGTCTGAATGTCGTCATAACAAGGCACCTCCGGCCAATGCTTTGCCAACACTTGCTGGCAAAAAGGGTCAATCTCGCAAAAAGCAACCGTGTCGAATCCGCCCGTTCGTTCAAGGCCAAGCGAAAAACCGCCAATGCCCGAAAACAGGTCAAGAACCTTGAGTTTTTCGGTCATGTCTCCACCACGCTAATCCCATGCACCGCCAGCATTAGCTTTTTCTTCAGGCGATAAACGGGGGTCTGCATCCCCTTAACGTCCTCCACCACGACTTGCCCGGAAGCGTAGGGCGCATCAATGACGTATCGGAAATCCGCCTTATAAGTGCAGATCAGGCAGTTATTGACGTGAAGGCGGAACAAGGGCTGGATTTCCAGACCGCTGATGCGACCGGACTTTTCCAGCAATTTGAGTTCCCCATACCGCCTGCTTTCCTTCAGGCTATCGAACGTAATGCCGTCAACGACGGTTTTGACGTTGCGGTATTTGGGGGCTTTCACCGGCGCCCCTCAACCGTTAGTTCCTCGATCGAAAGGGCGCGGAGCTTTGCATAGATCGGAGCGCGGGCCTTTTTCGCTTTGATCTTCGCCAGTTGGTCTTTTAGTGCGTCACGTTCGCGGGCAATAGCGGCGAGGCGTTCCGTCTTGGCCTTGTGAGCGGTAAAGAAGGCGTCCGACGCCCAGTCAGGGTTAGCCGGGAACGTCTGTGTCTGGCGGTGGAAGCCATAACGCTGAAAAAGACGGCGAAGTGCATTAAACATTGGTTTGCTCTTGTTTTGCTTTCCGCCGCAATGCGCGTTCGTGCGCTACGGCCATGTCATGAATGATGGGGCTGAGAGACGCATTAGCCTCCCGTGCCTGGTCAACGATACGCTGAAGGGCGGTGCCTTGTTTCGGCCTGACGCCGATAGGTTTTGTGGGGTTAGGCAACGGCTAACATCTCCTGTGCGGGCCAATCCCGCTTGCCGACATAAGGGCAAAACGCGGCGCATCTGTCAAACGGATTGTTGAACAAATATCGCTTGACGCCCTCCCCGATGCCGTGGTTTATGGTTCTCAACAAGGGAGAGACGAAATGCCTATTGAAGAAATGACCGACACCGACCTGGCCGCCGCGCACAGCGAATTGATGGCTAAGGCGTGGGTGGCTCGCGCTGCTAACGACATCGACATGACGCAAAAATACCTGCGTTTCATCATGCCGATGAATGCCGAAATGGCCCGCCGCATGAGGGCAATGTGATGAAGATGTCAAAAGAACTGTGCAAGCTGGATGACGATATGTGGGACGCGCACCGCGACTACGCATACGCAAACGATAAGGACTGGGCCAACGCGGATGAACTGCGCGAAGAAGGTCTGGCAATCGGTGAGGAAGCTTACAAGCTTAACCCGGAAAACGATTACGAAACCGAGGTCGGTGACTGGGAGTTCCAAATCGAAACCGCGCTGGAAAAGTTTTACCAGCCCCACCAGTTTTCGGTTGTTTCCGCCGCTGCCTATTACCGCTGCAAGGAACTTCAAGAGGAAGCCGCATACAAGGCTGACCAGTCCCTTTCCGTTGCCGCTGACATTGCGGGGGTGGCGTGATGGCCAAGCGTTACACCTATTCAACGTGCCTCTCGTTTGGCACGGACGGCGAGGCTGATTTCTGCGAACTGGACGTTACGGTGTCGTTCGCCTTCACGCCGGGCCGCGCTGCTGCCCCGCCCGCATACGACCACGGCGGATTGCCCGCAGACCCGCCTGAGATTGATGACATACAGGTTGAGTTCATTGACGGACGCCGCCCGTATGCCGCTGGCGACAAGGAAACCGTTGACGCAATCCTAGACCAGTTTGCGACCGGCGATTTTGACGACCTTCTTTTTGAGGCGGTGGAATGAAAGACCTTTACATTGAAGAGTATGACCGTCTGGTTAGCCTTTACGAAGAGCAAGGCATGACCGAGGCCGACGCCCGCGCATTGGCTGAAGACGAGGCTTATGACGCAGCGTGTGACCTTATCGCTGACCGGGCAGACAATGCCCGTGACGCTGCAAAAGACAGGGACATCTGATGACCGACATAATCGAGGCTATCCGAACCGTCCGTCACTCTAGCCAGTTCGAGCCGTGCCTGAGTATGCTTACCGTCGCAATCGGTGACATTGAGCGCCTGGCTGACGTAACCCCTGACCAGATGGAACGGCTCTGGAAAGCTGTGGCCCGTCTGGGCAACGCAGTAGCGGCTAAGTCCGATGACTGACCGCCCGCTTGCTAAATACGAGGATGGCCGTTTGTGGCTGGACGACGGCGGCATTTATAGGCCAGCGACGGGCTTTGCTGTCAGAATGATGGCGCGAATGTTTGATGTTCGTCCCGGTCCCGACGCAGAACGATACGTCCAATTTTGTCGTATCGCCCTGCAACAATATGAAAAGGCAATGGAGGAAGCCAAATGCGAAGCAGCGACACACTAACCAAAATCAGCCCCGCGCTGGTTGCCGCCGTTAACTCAATGGCGGGAGTGGCTAAAACCACCGAAAACGACGGGTTCAGAAAGAACGGCAAAGCGTCAAAATACGCCACGCTGGCTGACTGCATTGAGGCCAGTCGGGCCGCTTTGTCGGCTAACGGCCTGTGCGTCATTCAGGGACCTGGTGCGACCAACACGGAAGCCAAAACTCTTTGCATCACCACGCGCATCATTCACGACTCCGGCGAGTGGATTGAGACTGACTTTGATATGCCGCTAACCAAGTGGTCACCGCATGAGGCTGGGTCAGCGACAACATACGGTAGGCGCTTTGCCCTAATGGCAATGCTTGGCCTCGCGCCGGTCGAAGATGACGACGGCAACGCAGCGTCTGGCCTGAAGGTCGAGAAAAACCCGTCCATCAGCGTTCATTCGGATTCGCCGGATTGGTGGGGTGCTGAAGGGCCTGGAATGTCTGCTGCCAAAGCTAAGGCAGAAGGCTGGGGCGAAACCTTAGACGGATGGCTTGGCGCTATCCCGATGCTGCCGACGATGGAAGCGTGGCAAACGTGGTGTCGTGACCGTGACGAGGACGTTAAGAGCCTGCCCAAAGGCTGGCGCATCCACCTCCGTGAAGAACTTGAAAACAGAAAGAAAGAACTCTGATGGCTGGATATGAAGCCCGTCCCGGCGACCTGACGATTTACAAGGAACGCGAAAAACGGAACGACAAAGCGCCGGATTGGAAAGGGTCCGCGCTGGTTGTCATTCCCGAGGGCGCAAAGCCCGGTGACGTGGTGAAGATGGAAGTGGCTGTCTGGGCAAAGGGTCAATTTGGCACGATGCTTGGCGGTCAAATCAAGCCCGCTCGCCAGATCGACGCGCCTATTAGCAATCGGGAGTTCAGCGGCCCTGCTGGACGTGTTGACCCGTTTGACGACAATACGCCGTGGTAGGCCGTGTCTGACCGTGCCGTCATTACCCTGCGTTCACAAGCTGACCGAGATAAGGCCAGCAAGTGGGCGCAGGGCGTCTCCGTAGGCTCTAAGGTAGTCTTTCATGGACCGACACGAAGCATCGACCAGAACAGCGCCCTATGGGCCGCGCTCGGGGACATTGCGAAGCAGCGACCTTATCACGGCCTCAAACTGTCCCCGGACGATTACAAACTGCTGTTTATGGACGCCTTGGACCGTGAAACGCGCATGGTCCCGAACCTGGACGGCACCGGAATGGTTGGACTAGGCCGGTCGTCATCCAGCTTAAGCGTTGAGGAATTTACCGGCTTGCTCTCGCTAGTGTTCGAGTGGGGCAACCGGAACGGCATAAAATGGAGCGACCAGCCCGCGTGACCCGATTTGAAAAAGCAGACAGGCTGGCAGCGGTGATATTCCGCAGATTGCCTAGCACAACATCCCGCCAAGCCCAGACAGCCCACCGGACAGCCAAAGAGATAGCGGCTGACGTATTGGATGAACTGGAACGCATTGAGCGAGTTAATGAAAAATAGAAAGGTTTAAGCCGTGACTAAGACGTTAGAAAAGATGGGCGCGGTTATCGAGGCGCGGGTTCGCGCGGCGGGAGCCATTCACGATTACGACGGAGTGGAAATTGCCCGCGCTGCCCTTCAAGCTATAAGGGAGCCAAGCTCGGAAATGTCGGCGGGGGTGTTCTACTTCGCTACCAGCACCCAAAAAGCATCGGAGCATGAAGAACGGTTTACCGCCATGATTGACGCCATTCTCAACGAAAAGCCTTAGCCGTGTATATCATCGGCTCATGCGACCGCTTCTTTCACGGCTACATCCGCAAGGAATACACCCGCGACATGGAGGACGGACACGGGCGCTTGTTGGATGCCCTCAAACGGTATCTGCGCGAGGAAAAGGAGCCGACTTGCGGCTATCCAGGTCTCTCCGTCTGGCTCAATGGCGAGCGTTATGACCATTGGCTGCCGTCTGAGGCCGCTGTGGCGAAGGTCGAGCGCCCGCCCTATCCGCAACGCCCGGCGCTGATAGCGGCCCTTGGGGAGCCGTTCGTGGTGTCGTATCTGGACCCGGCCACGATACACGATGACGGATGGATTACGCCCGCGACCGAATACGCGAAGAACAAGCTGAGAGAGCGGGGACGTGACCTCAAAGCGGCGGGGCTTGTCGGGATTAGGAATAGGGAGTAGGTTTCCCTTTCTCCTAGCAGAGCCTTTGTAGCCTGTTGGGTGGGTGAACCGGCGACCGGGCCTGACTTTGCGAGGCTGACCCGACGACGGAATGAGAGTGGAGACGGGGGGGCGAACCCCAAGCGGAGACGCTGCAAATCGGAGAGCCTGCAAACCTTCCTTAACGCCGTCAGTCCTTCGGGGTTGGCGGCGTTTTGCTGCCCTCTTGACGTTTGCCAAAACATGGCGCTTATTGAGGGCGAAGGGGCGGTCCCTCCAAGAACCGCCCCTCCTGAATCCGTGTAGCAGCACGGAGAGCAACGCTCGGTTCGAAAGATAGAGCAATGCCCTCCAATCTGCAACATGGCTTCAGGCGACGACGTAAAACCGGGGCTTCCGGTGCGGTCCGCCAGCGCACGTCCTTAAATCGGAGAGCCTGCAAACCTTCCTTGCCGCCATTGCCTCGCTCGGCCTGTCGAAACAAGCCGCTGGCCGGTGGCTAGGCGTATCCCCCAAGACCGCCCAGAACTATGCCAAGCTCGGCCCAAGCGGTCCCGCTGCTGTAGCTATCCGCATGGCATTGCAGCACGGCTTGACGGTTCAGCCAGGCTAAGGCATCATTCACCCCGCTCTAAGCCCGCGCTAAGGCAATAAGGCTAGACGCAAACCAAACTGAGGACACATGGACGACCGAGGCCGTCCGCGCTTGTATAATGACCACAAGTCCTTTGCCGATAAGGTGGAGGGCTATTTTGCGTTATGTGACGACGACGGCAAACGCCCCACGCTGTCTGGCCTAAGCTACTATCTAGGCTTTGATGACCGGGAGACGTTCAGCGACTACGCTGGTCACGGTGCTGATTATTCCCGCACGGTTAAAAGGGCCAAACTAAGGATTGGTGATTGGCTTGAACAGCGACTCACGGACAAGGCTACTTTTACGCCGGGCATCATCTTCGATCTGAAGAACAACCACGGCTGGAAGGATGTTCAGGCGCAAGAGCATAGCGGCCCTGATGGGGCGCCCATTCGCACAGACACGCGGCTTGATGTAGGCTCGCTAACTGATGACCAACTCCGCGCTCTTGCCAGCATTCCAGTTCAGCGCCGCTGATGTTCGCGCGGCTCAATGCGAGTTAGCCAAGCGAAGCCTGCTAGACTTTTGCGGCCTGATCGACATACCAGGCGCACCGATTGATAAGGATGAAGACGTAGAGCTTGCGTATCAGCCCATACGTCAACCAATGGCTAGTCACCACCGTTTGCTGATTGAAAAGCTAGAGGCCGTGGAGCGAGGGGACATAACGCGGCTCATGGTTTTTATGCCTCCAGGCTCTGCCAAATCGACCTACGCCAGCGTCATCTTTCCTGTGTGGTTCATGGGCAGGCGCAAGAGGCGTAACGTCATTGTCGCAACCTATGCCAGCGACCTAGCCCGCAAGATTGGCCGTCGCGCTCGCTCTATCGTTAAGCAGCCGGTTTATTCCGAGGTGTTTGATTGTGGGATTAGCCCAGACAGCGCGGCGGCTGATGAGTGGTCGCTGACCAACGAAAACGAGTTGATGGGCGGCGGCATCTTGTCTGGCATCACCGGCAACCGTGGCGACCTGATTGTGGTGGATGACCCAATCAAAGGCAGGCAAGAGGCGGATTCCGAGGTCATACGCAAACGGACCAAGGAGGAGTTTGAGGACAGTTTAAAAACGCGCCTCAAGCCTGGTGGCCGTATCGTGCTGATTCAGACGCGCTGGCATGAGGACGATCTAGCGGGCGCAATCCTGCCGGAAGGTTACGACGGGGAGTCAGGGCCAATCCTGTGCCGTGATGGCGACGTGTGGGAAGTGCTGTGCTTGCCAGCCGAGGCTAAGGCGCAAGACCCGTTAGGCCGCAAACCCGGTGAGTTTTTGTGGCCCGAATGGTTTTCGGATGGTCACTGGAAGACGTTTAAGGCCAACGCCCGCACATGGTCCGCGCTGTATCAGCAAAGCCCGTCACCCGATGACGGCACGTTCTTCAAGCGCGAGTATTTCCATCGTTACAAGCTGGCCGACTTGCCCAAGACGCTGCGGAAGTATGGAACGTCTGACTATGCGGTGACGGAAGATGGCGGGGATTGGACCGTGCATCGTATCTGGGGCATCGATCACGAAGGCGGGATGTGGCTGCTGCCGGGCGGCTACAAGGCGCAGGCCACGGCAGATAAATGGGTGGAAAGCCTGATTGACCTGATGGCCGATCACAAGCCGTTTGCATGGTTTGGCGAATCCGGTGTGATTCAGAAAGCTATCGAGCCAACGCTAAAACGTCGGATGCGTGAGCGTCGTGTAGGCTGTCGGCTGGAATGGATGCCAAGCATTACGGACAAGCCAACGCGGGCGCGGGGCGCACAATCCAGGGCGGCGATGGGCATGGTCCATGTCCCTGAAGGCCCAGAGGGTGACGCTATCGTGGCTGAGTATCTGAAGTTCCCTGCTGGCAAGCACGACGACGACGTTGATAATCTGTCGCTCATGGGTCGGGCGCTGGATGAGGTGCATCCGGCTATCCTTCAGCCTGAAGCCAAGGACAAGGGGCCGATCAAGGGCATCCGTGACATGACGTGGGATGACCTGTTAGCTAATCAGCCGGTCCATAGCGGATATGAACGCGCATGATCGTTCTATCGACAAGCGGACCCGCGCACGATATGTTCCCTTGAACGCTTGCGAGGGGCTATGCTTCCCACTGAACCTGAAAATCAAGAGGGCGTTGACCTCGTTACGACATGGATTGACGAGATCAATCTGTCGGAACGTGAGTTGCAGCCTTGGTGGAAGGCTGGCGACATTATCGTCAGGCGGTTCAAGAACGAGAACCGGGCAAGGGGCGGTGGCCGTCCGTCCGTGGGCTATGAGCGTCGTCGCTTTGCTATCCTGTGGTCCAACGTCTCGACCCTTCAGCCTGCTATCTATGCCAAGCAGCCCAAGCCGATGGTTGACCGGCGCTATCGGGATGAAGACCCGGTGGGCAAGGTTGCGTCTGAAGTGCTGGAACGGGCGCTAGGCTTCAGCCTCGACCAGTATGATTTTGATGGTCGCGTGAAGCTATGCGTTCTGGACTATCTGCTGCCGGGCCGAGGCCAAGTGTGGGTGCGTTACATCCCGCACATGAAGACGCTTAACTCAGAGCAGGATTACGAACTGGGTGAGGGCGTTCAGGACGATGACGACACCGAGGTTGGTGAGATTGAGACGCCGGAAGCCACCGAGGAAGTGGTTTACGAAGAAGTCCAGTGCGACCACGTTTCATGGAAAGACTGGCTGACTAACCCTGCGAGGGAATGGGCAGAGGTCCGTTGGGTGGCTCGGCGCGTCTATATGACAAGGGCTGAACTGGCGGAACGCTTTGGCAAGGAGATGGCCAAGAACGTCCCGATCACGACGACATCGACAGGGACTGACACGGCTTCGGATGCCCAAAAGCAGTCCAGCCAGACTGGCGAGGTCTATGAGATTTGGGATAAGCCCTCAAAGACCGCCTATTGGGTCTGCAAGGGCTACACGGGCGGGGTGCTGGACAAGCGCGAAGACCCGCTGGGGCTTACCAACTTCTTCCCATGCCCGCCTCCTTTGAATGCAACGACTGCCAATGACAGCACCATTCCGGTGGCTGATTATGTGCAGTATCAGGACCAGGCCGAGGAACTGGACGAACTGACGGCCCGTATCGGTAAGCTGCAAGATGCGCTGCGGATGGTGGGTGTCTATGCCGGTGAAGCTAACCGTGAGCTTCAGATGGTGTTCTCGCCGGGCAATGAGAACAAGCTAATCCCTATCGATACGTTCGACCTCTGGAAAGAGAAGGGCGGCGTTCGTGGCTTGATCGAGTGGGTGCCGGTCGATATGGTCATTCAGGTGCTGAAGGGCTGCTATGAGGCCCGCTCGCAAGTCCTGAACGACATCTACCAGATCACCGGCCTGTCGGACATCATCCGAGGTGAGAGCAATCCTAACGAGACGGCAACGGCTCAACGGCTGAAGGGTCAATGGGGTTCGCTGCGTGTTCGTGACCGTCAACGCGATTTGCAACGGTTCTGCCGTGACGCCATCCGGCTGAAGGCTGAGATTATCGCGGAGCATTTCAGCATTGATACGCTGAAGGCCATGACGAACGTGAAACTGCTTACGGCGGCTGAAAAGCAGCAGATCGAGCAAATCATGCCGCTGATTCAGCAGGCGCAACAGTCTGGGATGCCCATTCCTCCCGGCTTGGCGCCAGACCCGGCTATGCTGGAACTGATGAGCCAACCGACATGGGATGAGGTGCAAGCCCTCCTCCGCAATGATGCCTTGCGCTCGTTCCGCATTGACGTTGAGACTGATTCGACAGTCGAGCCGGATGAGAACGCGGCGAAGATGGCGTTTACCGAGTTTACCGGTGCGGTGGTTGGCTTGATGTCGGCAGCGGCTGGTATCGTTCCGACTGCACCTTACACGGCTCCGCTGTTTGCCGAGATTCTGAAGCAGGGCGCTCGCACGTTCAATGTCAGCCGGTCGATGGAGGACGTGATTGACAAGGTGTTTGAGCAGGCCGAGGCCGCACCGCCTGTCCAGCCACCAGGACCGCCACCGCCGGATGAGGGCGCAATGCAAGTCGAGCAACTGAAGTCACAAACGGCCCAGATGCAGGCGCAGATTGAGCAACAGCGGACACAGATGGAAGGCCAGCTTGGCATGGCTGAACTTAACCTCAAAGGCCAAGAGCTTCAGGTGAAGGCTGCGGCCCTCTCCCGTGACCCAACCCCTCAAGGAATAGCATAATGGCAAACGAACCCTACAACGAAGTCGTCTACAAAGCGGCTGAGAGGATTATCGCCGGTTCAACGTCCCCGCTAGCGACAACGGGCTTTGGCTTTGTGTCGTCGGCTACCTTCACCCCTGCCGCTACGCCCTATTCGGCGGGTGACATCATGCAGGGCGCTCAGTCGTTTGGCTCGGTTGGCCCGACTGCTGGCGGCGCTGTCATCATTACGAACACCCGGCTGCGTGTTGACCATACGGCGGTCATCTCGGGCGAAACGTCCTACACCATCCAACTCTACACGGTGACCCCGCCCTCGGCCCTGGCTGACAACGCGGCTTGGGATTTGCCCTCGGGTGACCGGGCATCCTACGTCGGCTCTATCGCTCTGGGGACCGTGGTGGACGTTGGCTCGACCCTCTACGTCGAACAGACCGGCCTGACCAAGCAGATCATGGTTCCCGCTGGCGGTTCGCTGTTTGGCTATCTGGTGACCAACGGCGCGTTCACGCCCACCGCTGCGGCGCGTGTCGTGACCCTGATGGCGCTGTCTGCATGAGAGCGTCGCTCAGAATAGTTCTTTCGCGCCGTCAACTTCGTGGAACGGGCGTTACTGGGCTTGTCGGCATTGCCCTCGCGGCAACCTATAACACGGACACAGGCGCTATTTCTGCAACTCGCGTTGACGGTTCCAATCAGTCCTTCGTGCAGTTTGCCGTCATTCCGGGGCGGCAATACAGCATTGACATTGCTGCGGTTGGCGCTGCGTTTCTGGTTCGCGATGGTGCGCCCGGCCCTAGCGGGCCAACTCGTTTGGTGGTGGACAACACGCGAACGGTCACGACTTTGACGTTTACGAACAATCTTGTGTATATCGTGGCGGCGAACGCAGGCACTACTTCGGGCACGGTTTTTTCACTGATTTGAATGTGAAAACGATGTTCCGCAAAACATTACGCCCTGTTGTTGTTGTCTGCGTTTTTGCCTTCTCCGGCCTGTTCTGGTGGTGGGCCTTCTCCTTCCTGCCTGCCGGTGGCTCATCGTGGCGTGACCGGCCCCCGGCTCGCTTTCAGGGCAATGCAACGGCTGGCGTGGTGTTTACGAACGAGCGCCAAATCCAGCGGATGTGTCCTCAAGTCAGGGGCGCAATCGGCTGCACGGTGGGGACAACCATCTATGTGCCAAACCCCTGCCGTTGGGATGACCCCTACGCCACGCTGATGTGTCACGAGCTTGGTCACGTCCGGGGATGGACGCAAGCGCATGAAAGGTAAGGCGTGAGCAGAGCAACCTATCGAATTTGCCGCTCTTGCGGCGATATGCATGATGTATCCGCATGGCCGGGACCGTGCCTTGAACAGTTCCGCAAGGCTCGTTCTGATCTGCCAATGCCCGCAATCCGGTCTGACGGCATGGACCCGATCATGAACCATGCCAACGGCCTGATGTATGACAGCCGGTCAGCCTATGAGCGCGGCGTCAAAGATGCGGGATGCGTCATTGTTGGTGATGACAAGCTAACGCCAAGCCCACGACCTGTGCTGTCTGACCGTGAGCTTAAGCAAGACATCAAGACGGCTATTGATCAGGTGGAGGCCAGACTATGAGCGACATGGAAGACGACATCCGGGCAGCAATGGCCGAGGTTAGCGGAGCAGCGCCAGAACCCGCACCCGCTGAAGAAGTGGTGGTTGCGCCTGAAGCAGTCATTGCGGAGGCAGAAACGCCCCAAGATGACACTGAAAAGGCATCAGACGGGCGTGAGCGCGGCCCAGACGGCAAGTTTGTTGCCAAAGCACCCGAAACCGTGCAAAATACGATTGACCAGCCCTCAGAGGCAGTCGCGGACCCTGCTGCAAAGCTCGCCATCCGCGCCCCGGCTTCATGGTCGCCTGCGGCTAAGGCCACGTTTGATAAACTGCCCCCGGAAGTGCAACAGGCCGTTGCAAAGCGGGAACAGGAAATCGATCACGGACTGCGGCGCAAGTCTGAGGAAGTGAAGCGGTATGAACCGCTGGAACAACTCATCGCCCCTCGCAGAGCCCTATGGGCCGCGCAAGGGATGGATGAGGCTTCGGCAATCAAGACGCTGTTAGCGGCTCAAGATTTGCTGGAGCGTGACCCTAAGCAGGGTCTGGAGTTTCTGGCCCGTTCATATGGCGTGAATTTGAACACGGCCCAGCCGCAGGGACAGCCATACCAGGCCCAGCCCGCGCGAGACAGCCACCCCGAGATTGCAGCCCTGAAGCAGCAACTCCAAGTCCTGCAAAGCCAAGTCCAGACGGCGCAGACCGCGCCTATCGTCAGTCAGATCGACGCATTCCAGAACGACCCTGCCAACCTGTATTTCGAGAACGTCCGCCATGATATGGCGGTCCTCTTGCACAACGGGAAAGCATCGGACCTGAAGGAAGCTTACGAAATGGCTTGCTGGATGAGGCCGGATATTCGCCCGTTCCTGCAAACCACGCAGGCCCCGGCGGCTCCGGTGCAAGACAAGGCAGCGCAAGCGAGACGGGCGGCTGTCAGTGTCACTGGGTCACCCGGTCAAACCCGAGTTCCCAAGTCCAATGGTTCAATCGAGGACGACATCCGCGCAGCTTTTGAAGAAGTTGCCGGGTCGGCTTAGGAGATAAGAAATGACTTCCCCGAATCTTTCGGAAATCGCAACCACTACCCTGCGTAATCGCACGGGTAAGCTGGCTGACAACGTCACCCAAAACAACGCGATTCTGTCGCGCATGAACCGTCGCGGCACCATCAAGCCGGTGTCTGGCGGTCGCACCATCCTGCAAGAGCTGGAATACGCCGAGAACGTCACTTATCAGCGTTACTCCGGCTACGAAGTCCTGAACATCTCGCCTAGCGACGTGTTCACCTCGGCTGAGTTCGACTGGAAGCAAATTGCCGTCAACGTGACGATGAGCGGCCTTGAGCAACTGCAAAACTCGGGCGTTGATGCCATCATCGACCTGCTGGCCTCGCGTATCAAAAACGCCGAGAAAACCATGCAGAACGGTGTGGCTGAAGACCTCTACTCGAACGGCACGGCTTCGGGCGGCAAGCAAATTGGTGGCCTTCAGCTTCTCGTGGCTGATGACCCCACGACCGGCACTGTTGGCGGCATCAACCGCGTGAACTGGAATTTCTGGCGTAACCAGAAGTTCCAAGCTACGTCGGACGGTGGTTCGGCTGCTTCGGCTGCCAACATCACCCGCTTCATGAACAAGCTCTATCGTCAATGCTCGCGTGGCACCGACAAGCCTGACCTCATCCTGTGCGATGACAACTACTTCGCATTCTATGAGTCCTCGCTTCAGGACATCCAGCGCGTGACCAACCCTAACGAAGCGGACGCCGGTTACGTCTCGCTGAAGTTCAAGGGAACGGATGTGGTGTTCGACGGTGGTTACGGCGGCGCTTGCCCGGCCAACCATATGTATATGCTGAACACCGGCTACCTGCACTGGCGCCCTCACAAGGACCGCAACATGGTCCCGCTGGAAGAAGTCCGTTCGATCAACCAGGACGCTATGGTCAAGCCTATCGTCTGGGCTGGCAACCTGACCCTCTCGAACGCCTTCCTTCAGGGCGTCCTGTTCCAAAGCTAATCCCCTAAGAAAGGAGCCACTAACATGGCATCGACTGCTGCTACGGTCTTCGCGACCACTCCGACTGTGGGGATTGATCTGGACGACAAGTCCTCGACCCCTGCCTTTGCCGTCAACACGCGAATTTTTGCCAATGACGGTCGCTCGCATCTTTACGTCCGCGCTTCGGAGGCCCTGTCTTCGACGCAAACCATCACCATCGGCACAGCTGGTTCGGCATCTTCGGATTCCGGTTCGGCTGGATGGACGGTCAACGTAACCGGCGGCGTTGCCGCTGGACAACATTTCTTTGCGAAGAAAACCGCGCTTTGATCTAGTCGCCTCCACGGCTAGTGAGAACGGAAGGCCCCGCTGGATTCGTCTGGCGGGGCTTTTTGTTGCGCTGTTGCGCAACGGCAAAAGTC